AAAACAAAAGAAATAAATGATTTTGCAAGCCCGGCAATATTGATTTTTGCGCCAATATGTAATTTTGTAGTACAACTCTTATCAATATCGGACTGTATCGGAGCCAATGCTTTAACCTCTGCAAATTCTGAAATTTTACCATTTTTGACCAATGGATAATAGTGGAGCACGTCAAATGGTGACAAACAAAAATGCACGACTCCGCCGTTACACATCCTTCCGCCGGGGAAATCAAATGTTGTATGCTCTTTGTATTGTACTCTTGTCGTCGGTCCGCATGGCTCACAAATCATTCCAGCATCAAATGCTTTAAACCCGGCTGCAAATACCTGATCGGAGACGCCATTTTGCTTCACAAATCTTCCCTTGCTATCTCTTTTCAACTGATTTTTCATCTTTTCACCTTTACCCAATAATTAACGCTAAATAACCCAAAGCCGCCATGATGACAGCTCCGACGATTGTTTTAATTACCATAGTTGTTTTGTCCATTTTATTTTCCTTTATTTAAGTCCGTTAATATAATTTTCAAAGTCTTTTAAAGATAGCAGTTTTAAATCATCATTTCCATTTTTGCAATATAAATGCCAAATAGCATATTCTGCTACTGGATCGCTATCTGCGGTGATTTCGCAATTAGTATCATAATAATCCCTGATATAAGAACTTTCGCTGATTTGAACGTGATTTTTTATAATGCTCATTTTATTGCTCCTTTGCGATTAACTCGCATTGTTTGTTTCTGTATATAGTATACTACAAATTTTAACAAAAGCAAGTTGTTTTGTGATAATTTATCAAATATTTTTAACATTTTATCACATTTTAACAATTTAGCAATAAAAAAGGCTCGCCACCGCGACGAGCCAACACTAGATTAAGATAATTGAGATTGTTAAATTTACTAGCCGTATTCACTGATACGGATTGCGCGGTGTACTAAGCGCCAATGTTGCAATACGCAATCACCAACACGCCGCAATAAACGCGGCATTACCAATTTTGCAATCGGCAACTTGTGACAATGCGTAGCAATAATAATTGCAATCAGCGCTATAATTAAAAGTATTGTAACCATGCCACAATATATATCCATAAAATAAAAAAGTCAAGCCGTTTTATAGCCTGACTTTGAAAATAATTTGAAAATTGGTTATTTGCTAGATTTATCAGGTTCAGCAATTGCAGACTTGATAGCGGACATTCGCGCAGCAGTATCATCCGCACTCTCACCCGGTACGCCAATATAGACAAGCGCCTCGGTAGCGCAATCGATGCCGAACACTTCACCAAAAAAGCTTGATCGTTTTGAATAGCTAAACACTGGCGATGCGGTCTTGCCTACCTCCACTAAAGGACTAGTAGCAATTGCGCTTACAGCCCCGCCAGCGACTAAATTAGGCATAAGCGTACCTGTCGAGGTACTGCCGGTTGTTTCGATCTTAAACGCATCAATGCCACCAGCCGCTCCAACCGCTTTATTTTCCAAGCTAGTGCACCCCATCACAAACAAACTCACAACCACCGCCAACAACATAAAAATACTTTTCATCTCAATACTCCTTTTATTTTAAGAGCCATTCAATCAATTTTAAACATAGGATAAAGGAGATCGGAAGAATACATAATTCTGCCAAACCCCCTATAAAATAGAGAGTTTGATAGCAAATCTCCTTAAAATCCTCCATAATCACCCCTCAACGACTTTCCAATCTTCTAAAAGCATGTCCGACTGCGAAGCCAACCAACCGGACAAAACCGCTTTGCGACCGGTGCCGTCGTGCGTAAACATGGAGAGCGTCGGCAAACCCAACAGCTCCCCGCCGTTGTCGATTACCGACTGCTTAAGCATCGGATCGGAGCACATCTCCGGCTTGATGACAAATGGCGGTTTCATCCAAATATACATCCCTTTGCCATTCCACCCGGCGCGGGCGACTTTTTTGCCCTGTTTCAGCGCCTCAATTGCTTCTCCAAACGTCATGTTTTCCGTTTTCATAAATCACTACCTTTCTTTTGATGATACTTGCCAATTTCTGACTGTACCAATGTTATAATAGCTTCGCGCGAAAACTCACCCCTAAGCCGCTCCAAGTTAAGTTGTATCTTGATCAATTCTTTCTGAGTGTCCAATTGTTGCGACTGGATAGACGTTAATGTTGCTTCAAGTTTTATCGCCTGATTTTTTTGGATTTCCTCATTTTTTTGCGCTTGAGTTTGTTGAGATTGCAGATAAGCGCCTCCAATCCACAAGCCTGCGGCAGTTATAAAGCAAGCATAACCAACAAGCGCCCATCGCGGAAACTTTTCAATAACCTCTATCATGAGATAACCTCCACGCTAACAAGCGTCCTGTAATAATTGGAATCATCCTTACAATCGTCATAAGCAGAGCCGCCGCACCATTTAACCGCCAAATACATTTTATTGGAGCACCATCCGCCAACTTTGTAATCTTCTAAAATATCGCGCAAAATAATATCGCATTCCGCTTTTGGCAGTAATTGACTGGCGTATAAAGCATCGTGTACTAAGCCAGCGATGAGCGTTCTCTTGTGCATATTTGGATAAGACAACGACCACGCCCAGCGAGGCACCGAAACACCGTCAAAGTCAAAACCTGCCTTGATCGTAATTTTATATTTGTCATGAAATATTACAACATCATTGACCAACTCAAAAACATTGTCATCAAGCGTGCATTTTTCACAACTAGCGCAAATAGGATGCAAGCACATTATAGGTAATAGCATTGGAGCGGTGTCTATCTGTGTCATATTACACATTCCTTTAATATACTATCAATTTCAGGGTGCGCTTGCTTTAAATTCGTGTACATGTTGTAAAAGTCGCTATCTGCCATATTTAAGTCATTTGCAAGCACAAACCATTCATAGACGTTATTATCGATCATTTGCTGTTTTATACCATCCCACAAGTTCAATGCCTCAAGTTTCTTCGCCAATCTGTAACGAGAGTAAGAATACTTTGCAGGATCAAATGGCTCGACTACTTTTGTAGGTAGTTGTTCCAAATTCAAAAGTATGAGAGCTTGACTAATGGAATCGCATTGGCAATAGCCATCAAAACCATTTGCAGGGTAAAACTCGTTAGCCTTGATCAAATCAAAGCGTTGTACATTCACATCAACATAATCGCCAGTTTCATTTGCTTGTTTAATATAGTACATTTTATCACTCCTATGCTCTAATTACATTCCAGTTTTTGTTGGTTGCAATCGCGATCTCTTCGGCAGTCAAATACGCCGCCCCGACGCTGCCGGCGATGGTACAGTTGACCGGCGCCGCGTTGACCGGCAGGCTGCGAAACATTTCGACTAATGCGGCGCGGGACAATCCGCTATTAGTGATGTTGATTGCCCCCATCGAGGTAACGCCGGAGGCAAATGCCTTGGGCTTGCGGATGCCGTCCGTGTCAACGTACGACGGAAACAATACCCACAGCAATGAATACGCGTTAGCTGCAGTAAACGCGGAAATGCCGTTAACGGGACAGTTTTCAAAATTGAGTTCTTTTAACAATGGACAGTTGTCAAAAGCGCCGGAAAAAGACCCCCATGCAGCATTGGTTGTAAACCTCCTTAATACCGGATTCGCATTGCAAAGATTGATGTAATTGATGATGGAGTCCGTGCGCAGTGTGAGCGATAACGCGCGGATTCTGGCGGCATTGCACATCGATAATAGCGAGGTCGCATATGAGCTGCTATACACCAGCTTATACAATTGCACGCCTTGAAATAATGATGCATTGGAAAATGACGCACTCGAACCAAACAATCCATTAAAATGCAGCGTTGTAAGTGCGCTTGCGTTTAAAAAAACCGGTCCTCCCAAAACGAGATTTTGCGCGTCGAAGTCACATCGCCGGAGCCCCCGCACATTGACGTTAGCAGTGCCTCCAATCAACAACGACAATAAGCTGCTTGATTTTGTGGCTATCCAAAGGACCGTATGCCAGTATATAGGAGCAGTCATGGCACTGGCAATGGCCGATATTGCAGTCACATTGCCGCTCACGGTGACGATGTTATAATCTTCCACGCCGTCCGCAGATGTTTGCCATGATGCCCACGTGTGATAATAATTGACCGCCGACCCGGAAGCGGTTAAGGCGGTTGTATTGCCGTCTCCCCAATTGATCGAGCCGGATTGACCGGTCGGCAGTGTTACAGCAATGCCGATTGCCCCGGTACTATTGCGCAAGACAACCATTTTAAAGGTTGAATCGGTCAAACCGGCGCGAATGTCCGGAAATTGCTTTAGCTCAGGAGTACACGCTAAATCATCCTCGGTAACAATTGCATCAATGGCAGTAGCATACGACTCAACCGATTGCCCTGATACATCACCGCCTTTATTTGTGATAGCAGTTGCGACGCTATCCCAAGCGGCATTATTTCTCAATATATTGGTGTTAAGAGTTGCCATTTAAACGACCCTCCAAAAGAGCGTTATCAATGATCGTTTGACCAATTGCAGCATACATATACTCATTAAAGTTTTCTTGGCTTTCGTCATACCCTCTAGGATGAGTAATGATTGACACAGCATAAGTTTGTCCAACGCGCTCAGACCGCGCAACGAGCATAGTATTTGCGCTATCGTTAACCAAAATTGACATCGTTCCTGTTGCGGTTGAAACATAAGCATAAATCTTATATTCAAGCACCGTTCCAACTGGCAAAACAAGTTCGGTAGTCTGATTATTTACGATGTTAAACTCAACATCATAAGTAGCGTTATTTGAAGTTGTCGGGCCTCTTGTAAGGTCAAATAATGTTATCGGATTGCCTCCATTTAACGTTGAATGCGTTGCAGTAACCACATAACGCGCGTAATACGAACGATTAGTCGCTAGGTTGCGATAAGGAACAACAACCGTAAAAGGGCTATTGGGGGTTAAGGTAAAAGGATTTTGAGTGGTATATTGAAATCCAAACACTTGACGCGAAACAGTAGTAATGTCACCCCCCCAAGCATTTACAATCGTACCAGCGCCGGATGGTTTGACGTTAAACGATACTGTGCCATCAGTCGCAGAGGTTGATTCAGTCATGTAAAAAAACAAGTTTTGAAACTGCCCTACTTTTTCGTCGGTATAATTCTTAGCATCCTGTAAATTTTCAGCGTCTTGACCGTCAACATAGGTTATCTTCGCATATTCGTCAATTGGCTCAGGTGGCAAATCATCTGCGTCAACCCTGTTTTTAACGTTTATTTCAAATTGAATAACAAAATTGTCATTCTCACCAATTACGCCAGTAAACTCACCAATCAAGGTTTTGATTTGATCAATTTCAGTAAATGCCGCCAGCAATTGAGTAGTGCTCATTGTAGAGATAACGGCGGTCAAGGTATCATCATCAACCGTAACGCTATCAGCTCGCAAGCAAGGAGCATTCGAGTTATAATTTTCTTTGATTGCAAAGCGCCAGTCATAAGCGCTTAAATCTCCGTCAAATGCTTCACCAATTCGATTTAACACTTGCGCGTTAATCGTACAGGGTACGCCACGAATCAGCAAGCCAATTTTTTCAACGCTTGCGGCAGCTCTATCAGCAAAAATTTTTAAGTTGACAATATCCACAAAAACACCTCATGTTAACGATAATATATACTAAATTTTTCAAATTTCAATCAAAATATAAAATATATCCCAAACTTTCATCAATTATTTAAAGTTAAAGCTTTTGGAGTAGTCTAAAATAACAATTTGATTTTTTTGAGTACCATCACCTTCGTTATAATTTTTACCACTCTTAAGCCCTTTTGCTGATCTTGCGTATTTATAATCTCCAATATCAGGGGGAGGGGGGACATCGCTTAATAATGGAAATGGTGGTATAAAATCGAGTATGTTACGATAATCAATATTGTCGGAAACTATAGGAGGAGATATTTTACAATATTTATCAGCTTGGATTCCGACATCACCGAAAATTTGAGCCGCATCAAATATGTCATTAAATGGATATTGATTTGTAAACGCCTTAGAGGATGAAAAGTAACAATATGAATATACATTAGATTTTATATATGATGCAGGCAGAGTTATTACGCTTGCTCCTATTCTAATGCCAACACTGGTATGTTTAAATGAACCATAAACATATGATTCATCTATAAAAGAATAAAAACAATCTTCAGTAGGAACGGGACCTGTCCATATTGCACTATTATATTGTGATTCTGCTTGCGATATTGCATTATTATATGCCGCTTCTCTTGTCATTCCATTGCTTGTAGTATATGAAATTGTTTTATAATACGTGTTGTATCCAGTATAAAATAAATGTCTATAATATTTCAAATTTGAAATAAATTTTTTTGCATCGATAAGCCATTGCTTTAAATCATCAATATTTGAACTACCTCGCGTAACTAATTTTGATGCGCTTTGGCCGAAAACGTTATAACAACTTGCATTATTATGATTAGCGTGCGGAAAATATGTTGAAGTTCCAGGTATTGTATAATTGTCGGGAAGATGATCCATATTTAAAAAATAGCTTGCAATTCCAAATAATGAATTTTGTAAATATGATAAATTTAATTGTTTAAAAGAATCTCCAATTCTAAAATTTGCCCTTTGCTTGCCAATTTCAACATAAAAATTTGTAAGCACAATTCCAGTTGATGACCTTTCATCGATAGCCGCAAATATCGCCATCCAATAATCAATATTCATTGGGTCAGGATTATCCCAGTCCATATTTTTATCAGTCCAACTTGTCGGCGGCGTATAATCAATTATCTCCATATTGCAATCTCCCCTATACGCTCGTTAACGGTATCAGTACCTTGTATGTAATCTTGAAAAGTAATCGTCAAGGTAGCAGCCGTTACTGTTTGCGTAAAAACCACCGGAGCAGTTAAACTCGGTTCGCTACCGGTATACCATCCGCCTACCGCGCCATACGTGCCAATAATCCAGCCACTCGAATGGTGATAGATTGCACCATAGGTGTAATATGATCCGCTCTTTAACGAGCTACGGGTATAATAAACGTTATTGCCATCCTTCCACCGCGGACAGCCTAAAGACTTTGTGCCACTTGCGCCTCCAGCAGCCGCATAAACTCCTAAAAAGGTTGACGAATACCACCGCGAAAAGCTAAACGCCACAGTCTTTACTGCTCCTCCGCTAATTGTACCCATTGCCGTAAAATCACCGGTTACACCATCGCCAAAAGGTAGGGTCGCCCGCTGATACCACGCATCCAATGCGGCTACAGGAATATATCCGGGAAATTTGTTGTGTATAATCCAAACATTATTTACATAATATAAAAAATATATGCTCGCAGAATACCAAAACATATAGCCATTGCAAAGTCCGTATTGCGGCAAAAAATCAGACCAACCTGACACGGTAAATTTATATACAGCGTCGCCAGTGGTAATAATGCGCGTACCCAATGCAGCCGCGCCCGGATTAAACGCAATAACCCCTGCATCAGTGCCGTAGCCGTGCCAAAGGTCAGACGGTGACATGTTTGGCGGTGCTGGTAGCCACATTTTACTCGGAGATTTGATAAAGCTCATGCCGTACCCCCTGTAATGGTCATAGCGACTTTGTGGCCGATTACGCGCGTACTGTTGGGCAATGTAGAGCCGTACGCAATTTCAGTCGCATATAATTTCCCTGTGCCGGTTGACGCGTTTTGCGGTCCGTTGCCAAAGATGTTGACGTTGTAACCAGTTTGAGCATTGCCCCCAGTGATCTCGCAGACAACAACATCCTCGGAGGTAGCAATAACTTGCGGTTTAGCTCCGCAATTAAGCAATATTTTTGCGGTCTTTGTAGTGTTATTATACGTGAATACTTTTTGGCCGCCGCTTGCCGGAATGAATACACCACCTGTAGACGGTTCACAATATTCCGTATCTCCATCAAAAGCGCCATTTGTCAAAACTTCAACTACTCCAAACGTAGCAAATGATTTTACTTCATTGGCTTTACATTCAGATAAAGAAACACCGTAAAAACCATCGGCAGTTTCGCAAATGTCAGCCTCTAAAACAGATTCAGAAATATCAGTCAATGTCACCGCTTGACCTGATAAAATAACAGCGCCAAAATTATTATAAGCCTCCACAGTTTCAATAATACGCTTTGGCATTGAAATACCATCAGCCGGAACACCAAATTTATTTAAAATCAGGTTTAAAGCGTTATGTCGTGCAGCGCTTGCTATAATTTTATCGCCGCTTGATACATCGGGGAAACCCATTTTAGAATATTCCTAAGTTATTAAAGTTTTTATATTCGTAAACTTTTGCCATATAAATACCTTTAATTTCAGGAATAACTTTCCCAGTAGTGGTATTTCTATTGCTTTCCCACATATTCCACAAGTAAGCCCAACCCAACTTAATAACACTAGTCGTTCCAACTGTAATTGTTTGCGTAGGACGAATTGCAAAATTAAAAGTAACTTTGATGCGGTCATTCCCTTTGATTGCGCCGCCAAAATTAGCACCCATAAATAATACTTCGCCGGGTAACCAATCAGCAAATGTATGACTATTAACACATCCAGTATACTCAAATAACATTTTGCGATAGCCTACATCAAGGTCAGTTATTTTCATCATTTTAGTATAGCTTTCGCGGCCTTGAGCGCTAAATACATCACATCCTTTTACTTCGCTCTTTTCTCCAAATTCCCCATTCCATCCAATAAGCAAACCGGGGTCAGGCGATCCCTCGATTAATATATCTTGACCGTCTCCGAGTGCTCTATCAATATGTACGCTTGAGGCTGTGCAGTCAAAAGATATTTGAGGTTTTTCAGTTTCCTCTTGCGATGATCCGGCATTATCAACGCTCCAAGGTTCAAACGTTGCAGTAACAAGCCATTTACCATTGCCGTAATATTCATCAGCGCTTAAATCAGACAAATAAAGACCAAAAACGACACGAGATTTGACAAGAGCGTAAAGTCCTGATAACATCAATGAAGCATCATCTTCACCTTTAACAATGTATTGCTCTTTGTAACTCCTCCCCTCCCCTTTGCCGTCTGCGTTAAGGTTAATACCGGCACGTTTAATCGAATAACTAATCGGCATATACAGCCCCTCCATTATCGCGAATATCACTTAAAATTTCATTGGTTTTTTCGGTATTTTTAGCGGTTTTTTCTTGCCAATCAAAGCCGGGAAATTGTCTAAATAGATTTTTAGCGTCAAAGCTACCAAAAATAGTTTTAGCACCTTTTTCCCATGCCTCAACTACTGATTTTACTTGTTTTGAAGTTTCCTTTTTACCGCGATCATTATTTTTTTGATTGATATCATCAAAATATTTTTGTGTATCAGTCAATAGCTTTTGATACTCGCTATTTTTATCCTTATCAAGTTGATTAAGGTTTTTTGTGATATTGTTAAAATCGAGCGCAAATTTATCTGCTACAGCATTTAAATCTCTCGTCGGCATTGGCGTAGTTTCAAAAGGTTGCATACTGTAGCGCCCAAAATCAGCCATAAACTTATTACCAGCTTCGGCAGATTGATTCTGATAAGTATATTGATTTTGGCCATACATTAACTTATTTAATCCAAGCGCATTATTGATAGATTCGCCAGCTGCAAGCGCGGACTTAATAAGCCAATCCCAAAAATTAGACGCGCTTAATTTAACATCTTCCCAAAAGCCGCCAAGGTTGGTTAAAATTCCCTTTAAAAAGGTTTGAATATTTGTCCATCCCCAAGCAATTAAATCGCCTAACTCACCAAAAACATCACCAATGAAATTCCAAATATACGATACAAAAGGTTGAATATAAGTCCAAAGCTCCTTGATTGCGTATTTTACATCGATAAAAACGGACTTTATCGAGAAAGCAATAATCGGCGCATTTTTAGCAATGCTTGCCGCCCAACTTCCAAAAGTATCTGCTAAGCTTTTATAAGTTCCCTTTAAATCCAAAGTCATTGAAATAGTTTTGCCAATGCCCTCAAATATATCATCATAAGCGTTTGCCATTTGCTTTTTTCGCCCAAGGTCAGTATTTGCAGCGGCGGCAGCTACACCGCCGTAGCGTTGTTGCAAATTGGTCAAAATAAGTAATTGAGCCTCTTCTTTTTTACCTGCTTCGGTAAGTTGCTTGACCTTATCGCGCATTTCATTGGACACCGCAATGCCTGAACGACTAAGAGCCGATAAGCCTTTCAACGGGTTAGATAATGCCTTTCCAACGATTGTAGTTATGCCGTCAGCGCTAATTTCAGAGGTTTCAGCCATGTCCAAAATTAGCGCATTGGCTTGCTTGAATACAGACTTAGACATTCCTCCAACCGCAAGCAATCGCGTTTGAATCTTCATAATATCCTCATCGCCGGTAAGCGTCAGGGATTGAAGTTCACTGGCATAATCCGACAACTCTTTTCGCGTAATTCTAGCAGTATTTCCGGTAACTTTCAATACTTGCGCTAATTTTGCTTCTCGTTGTTCTTGCTTTCCATATGCATCAAGCGACGACTTAACAATCGAGCCAATACCAGTAGCGCCAGCAGCGGCCGCAATCATGCCGCCATACCGTTTCAAACTCATCATCGCCATACCGACTATATCATTCATTCCGCCAGTAGCCATCCCAAAGCCTTTGATATCTTTGGTTGCGCCTCGCATTTTGGATGTGAAGTTTGAAGTATCAGCGTTTAAGTATACGCTCAAAGCTCCGAGTTGTCTTGCCATTTTACAGGATTCCCCATTTCGTCAACATAGTTAATCTTAGCACCAGTAGCCGCAGCCAAAGCAAACATCATCTTATTTTGATCCACCTTTACCGGAGCGCTTGCCGCCTTGTCTATCAAATAGTTTTCAGGGTCGCAATCGCCGCCAAATATAGCCGATACAGCACATGTTAATTGTGCAAAATAAAAATCAAGTTTTCCAAATCGCTTTTCTTTTTCATTGAGGTAAATAAACCATTTTTTCAACTGCTCATAGGTCAGTATTTTTTCAATGTCATTTACTCTTAAAATGCCGCCGATTTCCGCGATTTGATGCATCAAGAAATCGGCGTTGCTCAGTTTTTTTCGTCAATATCCGCGCCAGTATTTGCATTGATAAACGCTTTGGCAAAAGACTTGAGCGCCGCAACGGTCAATTTCTGCAAGCTTTCAACCGTGAAAAACTTTTCATTGGTTTCAGGGTCAAAAAAGTTATCACAGTAAACCGCACAAATTTTATCGTTGTCGGCAGAATCAAAAGCCGATTTGATATTTTCAAATTCTGAAATAGGATGAATTTTACAAACCACCTGAACGACGCCGCCCGGCAATTTAACATCAACCTTGCGCAAGCGGTCAGAATCAGCCGCCATAATTTTATCAAGTACACTCATGATTATGCCCCCGGCACAGTTACAGTCAAAACCGGAGCGGTTTCAACATCAGTTGCGTTGCGGTTGGTGAGCAACAAGGTGTAGTCACAAGCCGGGCTAGTTTTGTTTGCAAACGAAACATCGCCAATCGATTTCAAATCAGCCCAACAAACAAACGTACCGCGCGAATCAGGGAAAGTGATCGTCACAAGCTGATTGCCCTCGGTAATCGATTCACCCAAATCGGCGTTAACAACCATGTCATTATATTTTTTGAGGTTACTCAAAAAAGCAGTCATTACAGCCGCATTGCCAAGGTTGGTATCGTCGATTTCATCTTTCGTCCAACCGGGCATAGTAATAGTATTTACCTTTAAATCAGATCCAGTGCCAAACTTGATTAAAGTTCCGTTGCCGTCAAATTTTTTCATTTTTAATCCCTCCTAGGTTAAAATAATTTGTATTTCAAGTGTTAATCTACAATACTCAATTTCAGAACCGTCAAATTCTGTTTCTGCGCTTTCGTCGCGAGTTTCTACCCTGCAATAACTGGCCGTATAGTCACCCATTGTTACAACATCGCCGGGCTTGTTAAATGCGCTATTTAAATCTTCCTCAATAGTTTCAAGCGTCAAAAAATCACTTGCATAAACATCGATTTGAACACTTAAAGAGCGCCGCCCATTTAGTCCTAAATTATCGTTCTCATTAACATCCGAAACAATGGTCAAAATACAGTAAGGAAACGCATTAAACTCAGGCGCAAGACCTGAATAAATCGGGACTTCGGTAAACTCTTTATATCTCGCTATAATTGCTTTTCTAATGCTCATTTTCCATACTTCTTTTGGTATTCCGCAAAACCTTTGTTAAACTCATCATAAATTACGCTTACTACTTGTTCTTTGGTTTCGTCAACTGCGCGGCGCATAAATGGATGCGCTTTGCTCTTTCTCGTCCCAAATTCTACAAAGTGAGCGTATTTTACAGGTATAATCAATTTATGCCCCTCACGCTTCGCATAGCGCAAATATGACGCTCTCAATGCTCTATTTCTTGCAACTGTTTTTCCGCGTAATTTAACAACATATTCTTGACTGTCTTTTGTTTTTGCCGCGATGTAATTGGGGTCAACATAAACGCGCCCAGTAATCAAACGCGTAACTTTACTTTTAATCGACGCTCTTAAATGTCCTTTGCCAACTGGCGCAAGTTGCTTCGCTCTTTTTTCAACAATTTTTGCGCCCTTAGCCATTGATTTACGCAATATTGTTCTCTGTCCTTTAGTCGTCAAGCGCTGGATATTGTCAATCAATATCCGCTCACCAAATAGCGTAATCCATTTAGTCTGACCGCTAAATGAACCCTCACGCCCTTTTAACCAATCAGCCATATATCAATCCTTTATTTCTGAACATTTCAACAATTGCGAACGCTCAAAAGTATAATCCAGTTTAATTTCAATAATTTCAAATTTTCTAGAGCCATAAACAATGCGCATATTTTCTTTCAGTCCATCAACCGCACGAATCATAATGTTATGTGTCAACTGCGCTTTGTACTGCGATGCAATAGCCGTTTCCTTGCCACTTGCCGGTAAAATCTTGGCATAAGCCTTTTTGAAATCACTCCATTGTATCGTCTTTTTGCCGTGATCGTCAGCGCCATAAATTGGCGTTTGAATCGTCACTAAATGGCGTAATTTTCCGCTTTCCATTAGCTCACCTTTGACCAAATATACATATTTAACAAGCGCATGTAATTTGCGTTGTCGGTCAATGTGCTTTCGGCTTGCGCCTCACGATGTTCATACAAATCAGCTGCCAACATTTTAACCAACAATTGCAATTGCGCCGGGATTGTTACTTGATTATGTCCAACGTTTGCAAAAATTACAATTTCTTTTCCGTTAATTTGATTGTTAAACACAATTTTTGGATCAATGCCATATTTATAAAACGTATAATCGGTAGTTTCAGCGCCGTCAACTTCAACTTTAGAAATCGAATTTACCGGGGATACGCCAAGATTAACCGTATCGCCATAACCGGAGTATACAAGCTCCATTTCCCGAATCGTCAGCTTGATGCGCGTTAAGCCCTCAATCGCGCCTTGTGCGGCCGCAATAAGAGATGCTAAATGTACGTCATCAGCGTCAATTAACGAGAGTTGAGATTTGATAGCGCTCAATGGTATGCAGTTATCAAACTGCCCTTGACGCTCCCCGGTAAATTCAAACATTATTAAACCTCCGAAACTTTGCCGGCAATCGAAAAAGCAACGGTTGCCGAATCAGGCGTACCGCTCAGGGTCGCATGAACCGCAATATACTTTTTGCAATTGCGCGAATCAACACTCATAGTCCCATCACTGGCAGTAAATACAGCGACATCGGTAAACGTGCCGCCGCTGGTTGCAGACGATTGAACCTTGATAACCGCTGCCGGAGTAGTCCCCCCAACAAAAAAAGCTTTGGCCGCAATCGCAATCACGCCTGCAAAGATTGAAGCGTCAATACCGTTGCCGACTACACCAGTTGCGGTAATTGTTGCCATATCCATAACATTTTTCATTTAAAAATCCTTTCAAATAAAGGGGGATTTCTCCCCCTTATAAATTACGCGATGGTTACGGAGTTTTTGACGATAAAGCCCGGACGGGTCGCGGTGATATCAGCAAAAGCCGACAAGTTGAATACGATTTGACCGCTCGAACGCTGAATGCTTTCGTTGCGATAAATCTCAATGCCACCGCCCCAATATTGCAGATAGATAGACCGCATATACATGAGCAAGGCATTGCCCGCGCCAACGTTATCGGATTCGGCAGTCTGATAGCCAACGATCTGACCGTTTTCCCAAACCATATTGCCCACGCCGGACGCTTTAGGAGTGGAGGCAGCAACCGACCAAGCAGTCGAGCCAAGCGCCCAACCACAAGCGGAGCTGTCAAAGCCCAAACCGACCATAGTTTTCTTTGCCGCAATCGCATTTGCCCACGACAACGTGCCGCCAGTGTTGGTATAGCTGCCGAGTCCGGTCAAATTCAGCAAACCGCGCATTTGACCATCAGAGCCAGTACCATTAAAGAAATAGTATTCCAGCTTCGAGCGCATCGCGTTCTCAATTTCCATCCGCAAAACATTTTCGATGCTGGGATTCGACTGCATAAGCAACTGAATACTCACCGGATAATCGTCAGCAACGCGATGCGGAGTGGCAATCGCGGAGGGTATCGAGGCGGCAATGTTGGAGCCAGCCGCAATTTCAGTTTTGGCAGAGGGACGCAAATCATTTTTCTGAACCGGCCATTCGATGTTTGAAGTCAAGCCGGGCAAAGTTACCGCGCCCAATTTGTCAAGAACGGTTTGCGGATAAAGATAGTCGGTATATTCACCCTGTTGCGTACCAACAAGTCCGGCCGCAGTCGTGGTAGTGTTTTCATTGGCGCGCTTGCAAATGGCTTCAAAAGGCACCATCATTCCATTAGCGCCGCAAGCCTGACCGCCGCGCAACATCAGGTCCTGAGAAACTTCACGCTCAAAACCAATATCAATCACGCCGGACGAACTGGGAGCCATCGAACGCAAAACATTTTGCAGATTGTATTTGCGCTTTTCGTTTTTCGGCATTTCAAAGCGTTCGCTCCGCAAGCCGTCGGCGCGTTTGTTCAGGACAATTTCTTTGCCAAGAGATTCACCCTCAGCAATCAATTGCTCATAAGCCGCGCGAGTTTCAGCGGTAACGCCCTTGGCTTCAAGCGCGTCAATGTCCGCGATTACCTTGGCGCGTTTTTCCATCAATTCTTTTTGATTCATTTTACAAATCTCCTTGTTTCATTTTTAAAGCTCTTGCTCTTAGTTTAAGTATATCGATCTCCGCTTGTTCGCTTTCAGCTCTTTTCGCATCATCGCTTTGGCTTTGTGTCGCTTGGGCTTGTGCTTTCAAAAACTTTTCAGCTTCGGCGCGGATATTTTCAACATCATCGGAGCGCAAATTGGCGCTAGTTCCCTCATACGCAGGGAATGTAACCGGGCTTACATCGATCAAGTCAACATCGTTAATCTGCCTGATGTAAGAATATGACTTGCTTTTGTCTTCATTTTTAATGTAACTTTCAGCTTTAACACGAAATCCAAAGCTAGAGCCATCAATGTCGCCGCGCCGAACCAGCTCCTCAATGTCTTTACCAAGTTGCGTATTGGGCAGATCAACCTCGTAAAATAAGCCGCGTCGATCGACCGATAACATTAAAGTTTTGGCACTTACACGCCCCAAAATACCACTTGGGTCATGGTTAAATAATGCTCGGACATCCTGTTTATCTTTAAGCGCACGATCAAAAGCATTTGGCGCTACGGTCTCACGGATATCCCAGTAATCATACGCAGTTGCATCAGTACCGTCATAAAATACGCTGCCATAGCCGCAAAGTACTTTTTTGCCGTCGTCTTTTTCGCGGATCTCGATTGAGGTCTTGATCGCGCGACATTCTTTAATTGGTTTGCTGGACATTTGCCGAATCTCCCATATTCAAAGGTTGTAATAATGTATCTTTTCCCTCAATAGGATTAAAATTTTCAATTCTACGAGCTTCATTAACCGTTAAAATTGGCGCTCCTGTTGCTTTTATTAAAGAGTTATAACGCGTAGCAGTATCCGTCCTTAATAAGCTATCACGGTTAAATTCAAAGAAAAATAAACCTTTACGCTTTTCATCTTCTGTCAATAGTTTAATGTTCATTTCCTGTTCAATATTAACTAAATGCGCGTCAAGCGTATCACTTAAAAACGCCATATTTTCAGCTTCAATCGAGTTGTAAGCCGTCCGGCTATTGTCTCCCAATTTATGAGGTGGGATGCCAAACCAATTCGCTATGTCTCGAATACTAAAGGCTCTTGCCTCGATTAACTGTGAATCTCTTGCCGTATTGCTGATTGCCTTAATGTCAAGAGGCGACGGAGAAACAGCGGTCTTATGACGATTATTTGATCCTGTAAATTCGCTTTTCCAAGATTTCAAAAGCAATTCATAATTAGCCTTGTCAAGCGGAGTTGTCGGGCTTACAACCTTATCGACTACAGCGCCATTTGCAAAGAATTCAGCCGAATAATCTCGCATTGCCTGTGATAATCCGCAATCAGTTGCAAAATATTCAATAACCGAATATCCTTGCAAACCATCATATCCAAGTCCCTTAACATGCAACATGCTAAAATAATCGATGCGATATGCTTTATCCTTGAGCTTGACAAGATAAAATACTTCACCGTCAACTCGTTGCGGCAAAACATACTCAGGGGGGATCACCCAAAGCTCAATCGGCTTAAAATTAGAATCGCGCAAAATATAAGCGTAACCATTACCACGCAAAGCGACATGAGAAACGAGCGTTTTAAAAAATGTAAATGCAGTTACTCCATGCTCCGGCTCGGCCTTGACCAAATTATAACGCGGATCATCAACCGCTTTTTCAATCAACTCACCATTTGTTTTACGCAAATGACAAGGCATTTTCGCAACTTGCGAACTAATTAAATCAACCGCTCGCCAAACCGCGCCAGTTTTAAGCGCCGTTTCAGGTGTTACAACCGTACCCGCCGATGAATAAAAAGAGCGATAAATCTCTTGAGGCGCTTTTGTTTCGTTAATATCTTTAGGAGATAATATTTTTTTAAGAAAATTATACATTTTTCCTCATTGTTTAATACTTATTATACAAGCATTTTAAATAAAAACAATAGTAAAAAATATTGTAGGGTATACATGTGGTATCATTGCTCAGTTGTTTTACTTCTTTGCCCGCAAAACAAGCATTTTTTAAACCGAATTACGACATTACCAATATTTTTTGTTTTGTAAACTTTTAATTTTCCGTTACATTTTTCGCATTTCATACCCAGCTAACTCCCTCCGTAAAGTGTTTAATTTCATTATCTTCAATTTTTGATAGCTTATAAGACATAATCAGCGTAATAATACCGTCAATTTTACGCGGTGATTTTGGATTGTCTTTAACAATTTTAACATTCTCTTTATGATCTTTTTCAACGCGGCAATTTGTAAACATCCATTTCAACACAGGATTATCAAAGTGTTTTAGTTCTCCGTTTCGGATTAAAATCTCTACATTGTTAATTGGCTCTGTAAGTTCTTTGTAAGACTGGGCAATAGCAACACATTTCAAACCCAAGCCGCCATCTTCTTTTGTCTTTGCAACATTTTGAGCTGTTTTTGTCATTCTCCAAGGGTCATATCCCATTGCAATAACATCATAATCTGCCATAATACGCTCAATCATTTCAAATATTTCATCGTCATCAATCGCTCTAAATTCGCTAGTTTCGATATATCCATACTTAGACCATTGCAAATACGCCATATTTTCCTCTGCCGTTTCTTTTGGTACAATAAAAAGCGCATGATAAGCATTAAACTCAGGAAAAAACATTCCAAAAGATGAAATATCATTCACGCTTGAGCGGTCAACGGTTAAATAGCATTCTTTGCCTTTTAACTGATCTAATGTCATATTTGTCTTACAGTTTTCCCAGTATTGCAAATCAATCCAGTTTTCGACCTTTGAAGTCTGCAAATTGAGAAAGTATTTTTTGAATCGAATCAATCCGCTAGCAGTTTTTGATAATTGGTTATATTGCGATTGATAGTAAGACAAAGGCACTGTAACCCCAACCGATGGATTACATTTGCGCCATGTGTTGGGATCGCCCGGATCGTCATTGACATCAGCCATAAACAAAATTGGCATTACGCTAGGATCGGAAATAATTCCGTCACGAACTTTGATAGCGTAATCAAGCTCGTTATTGCAAAAGTTATCTCCAGCATCAGCAGCGGTAGTAATCTCAATCGTCATAGGTTGGCGACGCGCCCCCATGGATTCCTGCAAAGCTCCAACAAATTCTCCGTTTTTTAAGGTATGAAGTTCATCAACAACCGCGCAATGTGTATTAAAGCCTTGCGCTGCGTCACCATCAGCCGCAAGCACCATAAGTTGCGATTCGGTTTGCTCATCATAAAGGATGCGATTAGTGCGTCCGCGCGGTGGTTTTATGCGCTCTGATAAGTAAGAATTTGACTTGACCATCTTTTTTACTTTTTTAAAAAAGATATTTGCTTGTGGAATGGTTAACGCGCCGCAATAAACTTCGCCGCTTGGCTCACCATCAGCAACAAAGAAAATAACACCAAGACCGGCAGCTAATTCAGTTTTGCCATTTTTACGAGGAATATATAAAAAGAGTTTTCTAAACCGTCTTGTTCCATCCTCTTTAATCCATCCAAATAAATGCCCTACCAATTGCTTTTGCCAGTCTTGCAAATCAAAAGGTCTACCGCTCCATTCAGCAGTCGTTAAACATAACTCAAGGGAAAAAAAATCAATTGCCCAATTTGCCAATGCAGGATAAAATTTAGCGCCGCCAGTATCTTTCCAAAAATCGAATCCGGCTAATGGTTTTTTCCAAAAGTCGTTTTTTTTCATTCCAACGGTTTCCCAATTTTTGGTTTTGCCATTCGATTTGCTGTTTTTGTAGCAATGTCAAGCAATGCCACTTGATCGCTAATGCTCATTGCAAAAGTAGAAAAATCAGCACGTAAATTTTTTAAAGATTCATTGCGAGCCTTAAAATATGGAGAAAGATAAATCGACTTTTCGCCAGTTTCAATATTACCGTTAATCTGCAATTGAGCATGTGCCTTTGAATATTCGCTAAGGTTATGAACAAAAATAGAAAAAGGCAATCCCATGTGATCCGGTATTTTTGGAATAGTCTTTTTCAGAATTTCAAAAAATGGTTTTTCATCATCGGTAAATGGCAAAAAAACAATTTCACCGGCGGTAGTTTCAATTAAATTTTTAGCGCCGTGACGATCTTGACGATACGTACCATTGCTCATATGTTCAATAGCAGACTTCTTATTTGAACCGCCTGAACGTCCTTTAACACCCGGCATTATTTACCTCCATAGTTTTAGTTAAGTCATCAAACGTTACACCCATACGATAAGCGTTATGTGTCATCAAGTGACATTTGCAACAAAGCGCAACTAAATTTGAACGATCAAAAAAATTTTCAGGTGTAGCGAGTTTTTTATGGTGAACTTCCTCCGCTAATCCTTTACAAAAAAAACACAAACACCCTTGATCAATGATAACAGATTCACGCAAATCTTTCCACCGTTGGGATGATCTATCTTTGGCGTTAATATCGTTTTTTATCCAAGCTTCTTTTTTCATAGTCCAAAAAATTCATTTGCTGACATTTTATGTGAGAAAG